CAGCCTGTTGTAATCCAAACTTTACAAATGTGTCTATGCCTGCATCTGGACCGTTTACAGCTTGGTCAAATGTTATGTAGCCAGTTCTGTTTAGTATTTCTTGGTCTTGTTGTCTTGCATCTTGGTAATATTGTTGTGCTGTTTCTTCGTCTCCCAGTAAGCCAGCTATACCACCTTTTAAATAATTTACGCCTGGACCCCATGTTCTCTGCCACATGGATTTTAATCCAGAGGCAAATGCCTCACCATATCCTATTTCGTCTGGGTCTGAACCTACACCAATTGGTCTTCTACCAGCTGTAGGCTGCCCTGTGGCTGATGCTACTGGAGCTGTTTCTGCTAATTGAGCTTGGTCACCTGTAACTTGAGATGTTAAAGATTCTCGAAAAACATCAGGGTCAACATCGCCCTGATACTGTTCTACTATTTTGTCAATAAGCTCCTCGTCTGAAATAAGTTCAAGACTTGGATTTTCTGCTCTTATTTGTTCTAAGAGTGTCATTTTTTAAAAACCAAAAAAGTCTATAAAACTATCTTTTAAATTTCTATCAGATTTTTGGTCTGTAGTGGTTTCAGGGATTTGGTACATTATATTTTCATCCGACAACTGTGCTTGTTTTACCAGCTCTTCTTTTTGTTGTTGTGGAAAATTGTCGTACCCAGGATACATTTCTCTTAAATCTGCTTCTATCTCAGTAAGATTTCTTTGAATATTTTTTACTTTTATAATGTTGTTATTTTCATCATATCTATAAAAAGCATTACCTATTCTAAATGGAGTGTCTGGTCTTCCAAGAGCCTCTGCTCTAGCCTCTTGTAATTTTCTTGTTGACTCTCTGTCTAGTTTGTCTTCTTTTGCTTCTCTTTGTGCAGTTAAAGTTTTAATACCTTCTTGACCAGCCTCTCCTAATGCCTGTAAGAAGTACGGACTTTTTGATGCCATCATAGCAAATCCAGCTGATGCAAGCGGTAACGCCCACTCTGGTATATCTTTTTTGCCTTTATTACCAGTTAAATTAGCAATGTCTTTACTAGTATCTGCTGCCTCTTTTTTTGAAAATTGTTTTTTCGCTCCAGCTTCCATGCCCTGTGCTAAACTAGATATACCACTATCTACTGGTTTATCAGTCTCATCAGGTTCAGCAGTTATGGTCTTGTCATCTTTTTTGGTCTCTGTGTCTTTTTTCTTAGATGGTTTATCTTCATCTTTAAATATAATGTCTTCAAAAATTTCACCTGGAGACCTGCCCTTATCATCTTTTTCATCCTTTACTTCAGGTTGTTGGTCTTTGACTTCAGGTTGTATTTTTTCAGGACCCATCAAATTGTCTCTAAATTCTACTAATGAATCTGGAAAAAAAGCATCTATACCTTCATCTTTAAATTCATCTTTCTTCTGTTTTATTATATTACCTAAGTCATCCATCATGCCACCAAAATTTATTTTTTTATCTGGCTCTTTTATTGTTTCAGTTGGCATTGGTGGTTCTTTACCCCCACCAGCTGGGACACCTGCAGCGTATTCACCTATACCAGTTGATATTGCCTCTGCAAGTTCTGGTTGTGTTTGTGCAATATTTTCTGCCTCTGCTAATACATCTGGGTCATTTTCAGATTTACCTTTAAATAAATTTTGAGTAGCAACTAAGTATTTAGCAATAGTTTTTACAACTGCATTATACATACTAACATCGCCACCATTATCAAAACCTAACGCCATAGGTAAAAAACCTCTGGTCACGTTCATATTACTACTAGGTATACCTCTTCTGACTGCACCACCGTTAGCATATCTTACTGGGTTTGTACCCATGAAAAAGTTTAGGTGTTTTGTCTGTGGTAATGTCGTGTTGAAATCACTAATGTTAGCTTGTAATCCTAGTCCTTTTTTCATTTATATCTCCTATCCAAACGGTTGAAATCCTAATTGTGCTGCTGTTCCTAGTCCAGCCATACCTAATCCAGCTAGCTGTTGAGCCATGCTAGGACCTGGTTGCTGTGCATAAGCAGTAGTCATCTGTGCTGCTGGCACACCAGATAGTAGATTACCTAAAGTTGCAGCCTGTGTATATGGGAACTGTTGCTGTCTTAAGAAGTCTTGATATGCAATGTCCATACCTCTTTGTAGTTGCTGTTGACCTTGTAATCCAGCTGTCTGTAATCCAGATATACCTGCTCTTTGTAAATCCATCTGTCTTCCCGCTAAATTAGCAAACTGTTGTCCACCTGCTAATTGCTGTGCTCTTTGAGATTGAGCTGCACCTAGAGCTTGCTGGAAGTTTTGTCTTGCTAAATCAGATGCTGTTCTTGCTTGTTGTTGTCTTAAATTTCTAAGTCTCTCTGCTTCTTGCACGCCAAATCTAGAGCCACCGAAAGCACCAGCTCTTACGGCAGCATCTGCTGTTCTTTGACCTTCAATATCACTTCTTCTACGCATCTCATCTAGAACATTTCTTGTTACCATGTCTTGGAATGGGTTCATAAACTGACTTATATCTTGACCTGTTATGGGAGAGACAGCTAAAGATGATAAACCACGAGCTTGTTGTAAATCAGGCTGAAATGCCTGTGCACCCTGAAATGCTAATTGTCTAGCAGCCTGTTGTTCTGTTGTAAGTGGTGCTAATCTCTGCCCTTGATACGGCATATATTGCACACTAGGGTCAGTAACTGCTGTAGCCTGTTGTGTTAATTTTTTATATGCATCCTCTAAGAATGCTGGCAACTGTTGTCTCTCAGTTGTCGTGTATACTGGTGTTCCAAAACACATTTATTTATACCTCCAAATGTTTCCCATATGTTTAAATCCTAACCTCTCATACAATGCTGGTTTATCTCTGCCAGAACTTACTGGTAGTAGAATTGTTAAGTCTTTGTTTTTTGCGTATTCTTTCATCTTTTTTAATAAACCTCTTACTATTTTAAATGTTCTATATTTAGGTAAAATATACAACCAAGTCTCTGCTAAAAATTTTTCTTTACTAAACCACCACTCTGTTTCCATAGCACCTACACTACCAACTAAAACACCATCTAAATAAGCGTTGCTTATAAAACCGTTATCAAAGTGTTCTTGTATGGTAATCGCTACCTTACCAATATCAGCTTCTGGATAGACATCCGAGAACTCTTCTCTAAACATTAGCAAGAGTTTTAGTGTTTCTTTTAATTCGTCTATATTTGGTTTCTTAACTTGGAACATTCTTCTCTGCAGCATCCATCATGTTATATAATTTTTTTGCACCTGCAGCTCTACTTCCATCACCAAAACCCCTTACAGCCCTAGCTGTCATAACAAACTCTCCATCGCTTAACATTGCTGGTATGTCATCTGATTTTTCTGTACCTGGACCTAGGCTCATTCCTCCCTTTTGCCTTAAATCCAGTATGCCACCATCTTTCTTAGGAACTAATTGACTTTGTACTTGCATATCTTCGAAGCCCTCATAGTTTGTTGGTGCCATAGATAATTGTTGTAGTATTAAATCTTGTAATCTTTCATCGCTAGCATCTGGATACATCTCTTTCATTTTTCTCATTGCCTCATCCATCTGCAATCTGCTAATTGTTGGAACAGCCGCACCTAACGCTGCTGCTGCAGGTGTAGCAAATTTACCTAAAGTGCCACCTAATTTACTTCCTAGAAACTTACCACCAGCACCAGCCGCTAAACCTGTAGCAAGTGCCTCTCCTGGTTTTGCTCCAGTTAGTAAACTACCAATACCACCACCTAAAGCTGATGCTAAGAATGGTGAGCCAGGTGCTACTATGCTACCTATGCCTGCTCCTAGTATTGGTGCTGCTAATTTAGCAATGTTTTTTAATGATTTTAATATACTCACTATGTCATCTCCAATATGGAAGCTACGACTTCTATGTCACTTCCTGTTGTTGTTGCTTTTAAAACCTCTGATGATTTTAAAATTAATGGTGTAGGCGAACTTACAGAAGAGTCTGCAGAATTTTGGTCTAAATTACCAGACGCTAATATTTCTTGCGATGACTTCTTTTGTATTGTTCTGTTCATTTCTATCTGAAAATCTACAGAGCTAGAATCAGTAATAAAAAATGACACTGTTCTGTCTGTGGATTCATTCTTGTTAGTTACTCTAATAGATTTAATAATAGATATACCAGCTGTTGGTGCTGTATATATACTCTGTGTGCCTCTTAATTTAACTTTTGCATTTGTGTATGTGTTAGTTGACATTAATCGCCACCCATAAAAAACATAAATCTTTCCATTACGACTTTGTTTTCTTCTGCCGTGTAACTAGTATTTAGTGTTAGAACTATAGTCTCTATCGCTCTAACTAATTCGTTTTGTTGTTGCACATTATACTCTTGTGACGGAGAGGGTAATCTAACATTTGTAATTTTACTCATCTTTTACCATCCGCTTGTACTTCGTATCTCACTGTGCCTAATCTCCAATCCTCATCTAGTGCATCATTGGTCACATTATTAAAACCATTACTCTCTAATCTAACAGCTATCTGTCTACCCCTTGTTCTAGTATTTATTTTTGTACTAGTTGGTGAGTAGTAGAAAGGACCCTTAACAGTCTGTGTATCAGACGGAAAGTATCTAGACTTTAAACTTACGTTAACATTACCTACTTGGTCTTTAAAATCTGGTATCACTTTGTTAATAAACATAATATCTTCACCATCGCCAATGTCAAAGTCTCCACTCTCTATAAATGATGTCATTGTAGCACCGTCATCATTTTTACCACTTTCGTGAATAAATAGTGTGCTATTAGCAGAGCCATCATACTTTGTGGCATATGGTAGTGGGTATGTGCCTGAGTCTATCCATGTGCTTCTATCTAGACTGCCAGTATACCACAAGCCCTCTTGATAATTGTAGATGACATATCTGTCTATTTGATTAGATTCTTTAGAACAATAAAACCACCACACTTCACCGTATGCTGAGTTAGACCCAGTCCATACTTGTTCGTATTGTGTTGTGTCTATGTTATCAAAAACAAAATCCTCTACAGAACATGGTAGTTTTCTCACAGTTCCGTCAAAGACAAAGAATGCATCAGAACTCATCCAGTATGCTACGCCACCCACATCAATCATGCAGTGTGGACTAATTGCACCACAGTTAGAACCTAGTTGTTGAAAACCAAATACAAACGGAGCACCGATAAAAGACATACCATGTGCTGCTGTATCTGTAAGAATTAGTATTTGTCCTCTAGTTCTTACAGCTGTAACTATTTCACTACCACCTACTATTCTCTGTGAGCCAGATGAATTAGTAGCAGTTGGTGTCCAGTCTGTTTCATCGTCTTGTGAAGACCATCTAATAAACATGGGGTCTTGTGTAGACGTGTCACCTATTGTTGTTTCTGTTCCTAAACAAATAACGTGTCTGTCATCACCAGAAACAATCATAAATCTTGATTTTGTGGGTGCACCACTTACTTCTGTAGTGCCTGCTCTGTTACTAGATAATCCTGAAGAAGTGTCCCAATAAAATAAGCCACCATCAAACTGTAAGGCCAGCACATCTTCACCCCAGTTGTCTAAAGCCCATTTTTTTGATTGAAGTAACACACCCTCACCACCAGTTAATCCTTCACGAGTGGTATTCCATGTGCTGGTGCTCCATGTACCTGCGCCCCAACCATAACCAAACAGTGCCACTGCAGCTCCTGTGTTTACTTGATAACTTGCATTAGCTGTAGCTCCTGTAGCACTACTGGAAGCATTAGCTGGGGCCTGTATAGTGTATGTGTTGGCACTAGGCACTGTCAAGATCTCAAATTCACCTTGTAAGTTAGCTTGTGTTAATCCTCCAACAGCACCACTTACACTAGCAATAGTAACAAAATCGCCTATCAAGGCGCCATGACTTGAGTCTGTTACTGTTACTGTAGAAGAGCCGCTGGTTGTTGCAAACTGAGTTATGTTGCCTGTTCCAGTAGAACGTATGGGAGTTATATCAGCGTATGAGTTTTCTGAGTATGCGTATAATTTTTTATTAGTTCCATAGATAGCGTATTTAACACCACCTAAATCAGAATAAGTGAGTATGGCTCTTGTTGCACCTACAAGTGCATCACTGGTAACTTTCTCCCAACCACCTATTTTTTCTGGTAAACCATAACGAAAACGAACATTATCACAATCTATCCATCTGCCCTCAGCACCATACTCGGTATTTTGTTTATCTATACCTGGCGCTATCTGTAATTTTGTTAGCGGCATACAATCCTCTATACTGCAGAATCGTAGAACCTAATATAACGATCTGTTCCGTTTACGTTAATTTTTATTGCACCAACTTTACTGCCATCAGTGGCTGTCGATGTAGAGATACTAGCTGTACTACCACTTCCTGTTGTGCCGTCAAACTTTATAAATTCTTGATCTTGATCATCTTGATCTAATGACAAACAAGCTATGCCACCTGAAGAGTTAGCTTGATTTATTTCTACCAAAGCATCCGCTGGTGAATTTGTACCAAAGCCTATTTTATCAGCAGAGCCATCTATGAAAAAAGCGTTTGCTAAAGTATTTGTTTCTGCTCTAAAATCAACTGATGCACCAGAATCATTGAATGTGAATCCGCCGCCATCAAAGTCTATTGCACCTGTAGCTTTTACACCGCCAACAACATGCAGTTCTGTAGACGGAGAGTTTGTTTTAATACCTACCCTGTCATTACCAGCATCTGTAAAAAATAAGTTTGCATCTCCGTTTCCTTCAATACGAAAATCTAAATCAGCAGAGGATTCATTAAATACAAAACTACCGCCGTCAAGAGACACGTTGCCTGCCACGGTCAGTGTTCCGTTGGCCGTGATATTT